CTTACACGAAACTTACAAAAAATTTCTCGCTCGCTTCGCTCGCTCAGAATAGAATGACAATGTTCGCTTCGCTCACTCCTGCGGATGTGCACACAATATTGCAGTCTACAATTCTACATGGAGAGCCCACATTAAAACCAAGAATCACACCTGGGGACCCCCCATCAAATTTGCAAGATCACATACATAGGCCCATGCAATCTAGACAGACAATGCCAGCATAGCTGGCAACTTTCGCTTCGCTCACCAAGTGAAGATGGAGGGCCCGGGTACGGAGACAGGGCAGCTGCCAGGGGGGAGGAACCCTTTCGAGGGTGTTGAGTTTCGTATATCCTAATGACAACCCCCCAAATTTTCTAAAATTTTCAAACAGCATTTCATATCCTTTATAAACAACCATACGCAACAGGATTCGCAGACTAGAAAATCTCCAACAGCTTGAGAAAATCTTCTCCATTCAGGACACTTACACATGCCAGCATCTACCACACCATTGCCTGCAAACTATCTTGCAGATATCATTGAGGGGTTTAGGGCTGATCCGGCCGGCCGGTATGGCGGTAAGGACCGCATGGAGACGCGGCCCACTAAACTAGACGCAGCAGAAATTCTGAAACTGGCAGACGGCATTCGATATGCGCAGACTCAGGGCATGCCTCCAGTGTCTCCAGAAATGTTGGTCAATAAGATATTGGTAGAGGGCAGAGCTGACGCCGGCACGAATGAGTACAATGGAAACAACCCTAGAGCTCGTGCCCTTTATCAAAATATGAGAGGCATGGGGTACGATGAGCTCTCGGCCACATTTGCTGCCGCGGTGTTGGACAAAACTGAGGTAGCTAAGCGCACGGGAAGAACTTTTGACGAAGTCTGGAACGGTGTAGGAAAGTCAAGAGAAACTGGACGCACGGGAAAACAGCACTCTGATCGCGCAGCAGAATCAAAATATGCAGCTACAAGTCCTAAAAATGCGCAACTCTTGGAACTTGTGACACGAACTATCAATTCTGGCCGCACGCCAAAAGAAGCCAAACTCGCAGACTTGAATGCTCGGGACCAATTCCGTGAGTTGTTTGATGGCCACTCTACAACTCTAGGCACAGTGCCTCAGAGTGACACGCAGTTGCAGCAAAAGATTATTGGAGACTTGGTATCTCAGAGTTTTAAAGCAAAAGCTCCGGATATCCCCCGCCTACAAAACGCTACAAATGCTGTCAGCAGTGCTCCAAGAGACATTTGGCGGCAAATGGTACAGAACCTGATCCGAGATAGTTGGGAATTGCCACGGCATACGCAGAGAAATGCAGGCTTCTCAGCTACAGATAGAACACTTATGGAAATCTTATCTGGCATTCCTAGTGTCCGAGCTGAGCTGGTCAAGGCTGCAGGCCAGGAATTGGCCCCACCTTCTAAGTAACAAGTCACAGACATCATGACTCCAAAAGACCACGCAATTACTCTCCTTGCCCAAGGCATTCCCACTTCACAAGTGGCCGCCGCCTGCGGGGTAAGCGATTCATACATCAGCCAACTCAAAGCTGATCCTGAAATCCAAGAGCAGATTCTTGCCAAACAAGCCGCGCACAGCGCCGCAGACGTCAAATTTGACGAAATGCTGGAAGATGCTGAGGCAATGGCACTGGACAAGATCAAGAAGAATCTGCCATTTGCCAGCATGGGCCAGGCGCTGTCCGCATTTCGCATTCTCAACACTGCACGACGCAGACAGGATGCGGTTGGTCAGACTGATTCCCCAGTAAACGTGACAGTGAATTTGACACTGCCAGCATCAGCATTGCCCCGGTATATTACTAACAGTGCAAATGAAATCGTAGAAGTTGAAGGAAAGACCATGCTTTCTGCGACTGCAAAAACCCTGGACCAGATTCTCGCAGCAAGAGCAGGAGGCTCTACTGATCTGCCGCAGGTTACTTCGCTGGAGAAGGCTGCAAACATTCTGGATCGCTTGTCTGCACCGCAGTCTATGCTGCCGATGCCACGAGCACGTCGCAGCCCTGTGCCACTTTCTCCAGATGTTCTCTGAATCTTTTTCTCTTTTCTTACTTTTCCTCCCCATCCAAAGGAAACAATCATGAGCAATGTCAGTGACCCCGCACGTTACGGTGCTGCTGTTACTCCTTCCAACTCTGTGGATTTGCCTGCTCCTACGCGCGGCTTGTTCGTAGGTGTTGCAGGAAACATCTCTGTGGAAATGCGGAATGGCACAGTTGTTTTCACCGGCGTACCTGTCGGTATTCTTCCGATTCAGTGTACGCGGGTGAATTCCACTGGTACGACTGCTACCACTATGGTTGCACTCTGGTAAATTGTCATGCAACTCTCCAGCATCAGCTTAGCAATTAGCCGGCTTCTGTCTGGAGCTGGGGGATTGCCGCCGCCTCCGAGCACTGACCCATATTTTGATTATGTCACCCTGCTGCTGAACACCACCAGCACCAACGGCGCTCAGAACAACACGTTTCTTGACAGCAGCACCAACAATTTCAGCATAACCCGCAACGGCGACACCACGCAGGGGTCGTTCAACCCGTACATGCCAAGCGGGTACTGGAGCGGGTTCTTTGATGGGACGGGAGATTACTTAGAAGTACCAGACAACGCAGCATTTGCGTTTGGCTCAGGCAACTTTACGATTGAATGCTGGATATGCCTTACTGCTTACGGAGTAGCAGACAACGACGGGCTATATAACACTGCTATTTATACACATCAGCAGTCAAGTCCAACAAACAGCAAATCCGTTTTATTGCTTTTGCAGGGGACGGCCAGTTCATATACCAACATACTTTTTACTGGTAGCTCAGATAACACCAATTCAACAACAATAACCGGCACGTTTACGTTTGCCTTAAACACTTGGTATCACGTTGCCTGTGTACGCAATGGAAACGACGTATACCTGTATGTCAACGGAACACAAGTAAACTCCACTACTGCGTTTAGTCGGACACTACAAGACAGCACAGTTACGCCAAAAATTGGCGCTGCGATGCTGTTTACGGGCTTCAACTATTTCTGGTATTTCCCCGGATACATCAGCAACTTCCGTGTAGTCAAAGGCACCGCTGTTTACACCACCGCCTTCACGCCCCCCACCACCCCGCTGACGGCCATCACCAACACCAGCCTGCTGTGCTTGCAGGACAACCGCTTCAAAGACAACAGCACCAACGCCTTTGCCATCACGGTGAATGGTGACACGCGCATCAGCAAGTTCGCGCCGTTCAATCCGCCAGCGTCTTACAGCACGGCCTCGTATGGGGGCAGTGGGTATTTTGATGGGACGGGGGATTATTTAGATGTAGCCAATAACGCCGCATTTCAGTTTGGGGCAGGCGACTTCACTATTGAAATGTTTGTTTATACAAACAAAACGGCAGATTCTTGGCTATGTGGGCATTACATTTCAAACCCACAACAGACAACTGAAATTTCGTTTTACATACTTATTTCCTCTGGGATTTGGTATATATCTTTGACAAATGGTAGCACAGAGACAGCGTATTCATTTGGCACAACAGCGCAAATTTCTAATTCTCAGTGGCATCATCTAGCGGCAACCCGCTCGGGAAACACAGTAAGAATTTTTTTAGACGGCGCGTTGATTTCTACAAACACTTACACTGCCACTCTCAATAGTCCTGGGACGGCTATTTTTAGAGTTGGTGGGGCTTCCGGAACATATGAAGATCCATACGCTGGCTATGTATCCAGTTTGCGTCTAGTCAAAGGCACCGCTGTCTACACCGCAGCGTTCACCCCGCCGACCACACCCCTCACCGCCATCGCCAACACCAGCCTGCTGCTGAACTTCACCAACGCAGGCATCTTTGACGCGGCCACGATCAACGATGGTCAGACCGTGGGCAATGCTCAGGTCAGCACCACGCAGGCGAAGTGGCCACCAACCGGCATATCGTTTGATGGCACGGGGGATAACCTAACCACCATTGACAAGCCGGAGCTTCGTTTAGGAACTGGAGACTTTACGATTGAAGGCTGGGTGTACCTCAACGCTACTGGCGTGGCCTACGGGCTGGTGAGCAAGGGCACGGCCACTACGGGCTGGTCAGTCAACGTCACCTCGGGCAATAAACTTCAGTTCAGCTACACCGCCACGCAACTGACAGGCGCTACTTCGCTGGTGTCGGGCACTTGGTACTACTTTGCGGTAGTTCGGTCTGGCACGGCAGCGGGCAACCTGCGGGTTATTTTGAACGGATCTACAGACGCCACCAGCGCGGGAGCGGTGAACGACAACTTCAACCAGACGAACGTGCTGTATGTCGGCGCTGACCGCGTGGCTGGTGCTGTGCTGAACGGCTACTTGCAGGATATCCGCATCACCAACGGATACGCCCGCACGACCTCTACACCCACCGCAGCATTCCCGACGCTATGAACGTCAAGCCTGCAAAAGGCCCGGTGCGCTGGGGCTTGAAACTCACCGGCTTTGCGGGGGTTACCATCCCCCCATTCGGCATCTACATCTTGGCAGAGCGGCTGGATGACGCCGATTTGATCCGGCACGAACAAGTGCATTGGGCTCAGTATCAACGCATGGGTGCGATTAAGTTTTACCTAACGTATCTGTGGCAGGTGATACGCTATGGATACTGGAACTCTCCAATGGAGCGAGAAGCGCGAGGAGAGCAGTGAGTCTTACTGCTGAAACTGCAGAAATTGGCACGAATGCGCAGAGTGCTGCGGAACTCACACGCCAAGACCTCAACTTTCTGGGAATGCTTGCTGCTCCAGAAGAGTTCACCTACAACTTTCCCCCCTTCTATCTCACACTCTTTGCACTTCTTACAGGCTTCACAAAGAAGCTAGAGCGCTATGCCATTGGCATTCCACGCGGCTTTGCAAAGACCACATTCATCAAGCTGCTGTGCCTGTGGTATATTCTATTCTCTCACAAGCAGTTCATCCTCATCGTCGGCGCTTCAGAAGACTTAGCTGTCAACACGCTGTCTGATATCTGCGACCTGCTGGGAAGTCCCAACATTCGCAAGCTGTTCGGCAACTGGCAAGCAAACGTAGAAGTTGACACTCAGGCACTCAAAGTCTTCAGCTTCCGCGGACGAGACATTATTCTGCGCGCCATAGGCGCCGGAACAGCAGTCCGAGGTATCAACAGAAAGAACAAGCGCCCTGACGTCATCATCATGGACGACGTGCAGAAGCGTGAAACCTCTGAGAACAAAGACCTCAGCGATCAGTTGCTCAAGTGGATTCTGGGCACGCTGATGAAGGCACGTTCAAACGACGGCTGTACCTACATCTACGTCGGCAACATGTATCCCCAGCATTGTATTCTGGAGAAGCTCAAGAACAACACCCAGTGGACTTCTTTCATTGTTGGTGGCATTCTTGCAGATGGCTCTTCCCTCTGGGAAGAGCTTCGTCCCATTGAGGAACTCCTTAGTGAATACCAGTCTGACGCCGAGATGGGCCACGCAGACATTTTTATCTCAGAAATTCTGAACTCTACAGATATCGCGGCAGCTAGCGGCATAGACATCTCTCGTATTCCTACGCTCCCAGAATACTACAAGGATGCAGACCCAGAAGGCTCGTTCATAATCATTGATCCATCCGCAGGGAAGAAGACGTCAGATGACTGCACTATCTCACATTATGCTGTATGTGATGGCAAACCAATATTTAATAAGCTATTACATGGCACATTTTCTCCTCTGGATACCATCAAAAACGCTATTCGACTAGGCATAGAGAATAATACAAGACTGATTGCTGTAGAAGGCGTAGCGTATCAATCCACTCTGCTCTATTGGTTTGACCATTACTGTGAGCAGGAAGGAATCAGCGGGTTCGAGTTCGTAGAACTCAGCCCCAAGGGCCAAGCCAAGAACAATCGTATCAAGCGAGGACTTCTCCGGCTGCTTGCAGGTGAAATCTACCTACACCCTGAAGTGCGAAGCACAGTTCTGGCGCAGATTATGGATTGGAACCCGCTGAGGATCAACAACACAGATGATATAATTGATCCTATTGGATATGTAGAAGAGCTTATGCGTGATTACGCACACCTGATCGTGAAAAACATCTTCAATGTGGATGCTGAACACGTAGAAGGTGCCCATAGTTCTTCTCTTCCATTGCCGTTTTAACCTTCCAAGGAGCCACCCATGGCAACATCCAACATTTCTCTGGTCAATACCCTCAATCTTGTACAGCGTCAAGAGCTCCTGAAGTACGCTCTTGACTGCGCAGACCGCGGCGGCAGCTCACTATCTGATTTTCGTGCCCTGTTGCGCTACCGTGATCGCGCATATCAGCGGCAGCTCAACACTACAGCAGAGCACATTCGTGCTGTGCGTGCAAACATGTCTGGCGATGCTCGCAAACTGCAAGACATGACCGTACCCATCATCATGCCGCAGATTGAATCTGCTGTGGCATACCAAGCAGGCGTGTATCTGACCTCGTATCCCATCTTTGGGGTGGTCTCTTACCCTGCCAACCAGACACAAGCTCTGCAATTCGAGACTGCTCTCGGTGACCAATCTGTACGTTACGGTTGGGCTCGCGAATTGCTCAAAGTTTTCCGCGATGGCTTCAAATTCAACTTTGGTGCTGCGGTTGTTTCGTGGGAAAAGACGCCACTGAAGACTGTGGTCACGGACACGAACATCTCATCTGCTGGATTGGCCGCGCTGCGGGAGTATTCCTACGGTGGCAACTGCATCAAGCACATTGATCCGTACAACTGCTTCATGGACATGACAGTTGCTCCGGCAGACCTGCACACTGAAGGTGAATTCTTCGGGCACAACAAGATTATCAGTCGGGTGCAGCTGAAGAAGCTGTTTTCTGTACTTGACAACCAGAAAACCACCTCAGCGGCAGAAGCATTCAAGTCTTCTTTCTCTGGCAACACGGCAGATGAGACCAGCGCCACGAGTTACTACACACCAGAAATCAACCAGTACTTGAATCTGAGTCAAGTTGACTTTGGTGGCAAGAATTGGGGCCGCTGGATGGGCATCACTGGCTCCAACCAGGGCAAGCTCTCCTACCGTGACCACTATCTGCTCACGCACTTCTATTGCCGTGCATTGCCGTCTGACTTTGGTGCTCGTGGCAACCAAGTGAAGATTTACCATGCCATCATCGTGAATTGGCAGCATGTGATCTTCGCAGAAGAAATGAATGTAGGCTATGATTACCTGCCTGCGTTCATCATGCAGCCGTATGAAGATGGTCTTGGCTACCAGACGCAATCCATGCTGGACAATGCGCTGCCATTCCAAGACATGTCCAGTTCCCTGTGGAACATCTCACTGGAATCCAAGCGCAGACTGGTCTTTGATCGTCTGATCTACAATCCTCGCCTGATTGACAAGAAGGACATTGACGCGGTGTCTTCTGTCAGCCGTATTCCGCTGCGTAATGCGTCTCTCGCAAAGGATGACAACACGATGGCCCGCGCCATCTATCAGATTCCTTACAGAGAAGACAACAGTGGCACGAACATTCAGATGTCAGAAATGATTTCTGCAATGGCTGACCAAGCCACGGGTCAGAACAAGGTAGATCGTGGGCAATTCCAGAAGGGCAACAAGACCAAGACGGAATTCGAAACCACGATGAACAATTCCAACTCTCGTCAGCAACTCTGCTCGCTGGCGATTGAGTACCAGTTCATGACGCCTGTGAAGGAGGTCATCAAGGCAAACACGCTGCAATATCAAACTGCCGGTACCATCCTCAATCGTGACCGTCGTGAAGAAGTTGCAGTTGATCCGGTGGAACTGCGCAAAGCAATGCTGGAGTTCAAGCTCACGGACGGTCAACTGCCCGCAGAGAAGATGCTCAATAGCAACCTGCTCACAGTCTTCCTGCAAACTGCACAATCACTCCCCGCAGTGGGCACGGAATACGATGTTATGGGCATGTTCTTGTATTGGGCCAAACTTCAAGGTGCTTACTGGCTTGAAGATTTCAAGCGGTCTCCTGAACAACAACAACAGTTCTTGCAGACCATCCGACAAACCACGGCTGCCCAACAGCCTCCAGCAACAACTCCACCTAGTGGGACTCCAGCATGACACAAACTCACAATATCACACCAGACAGCGGTAGTCGCTTTTGTCGACTATCCATGGGCGCTGAAGACATTCAGTTGGCCCAACAAGTTTCACCTCTGTTTCTTGCATATCTTCAAAACAAAATTGAAGCCTATGCAAGTGCATTGGTGGAAAACAGGTTGCCATACTCTGCCAATCCAGCGGAGCAGGTGACTGCAATCCTGGCTCATGAGAGGCTCCGCAATTTTGTGGAAGCTTACGAAGAGCTTCAATCTGAGCTGCTTGCAGCTCTTGCAACTTCCAAGCAAACCTAAGAGGTGATTTCATGGCTTTTCTTCCTGGCATCTTTGGCAACAAGCCTGCTCCGACTCCTGCTGCTCCTGCCGCAGCAACTCCCGCACCTGCTGCTCCACAAGGGGGGCCAGCAACTCGACAAGTCAATGGTCCTGTGAACCCTGGCGCTGATCCTGCCAGCATGGGCACGGGCGCAGCACCTGCTCCAGCCGGCGGACCTGTTACTGGTCCTGCAAGTGCGCTGGACAGCTACGTCAACATGTTCAAGCCGAAAGCAGCTGATCCCAATGCGCCGAAAGCTCCCACTCTCCAAGACCCAATTCTTGGTCCCATGGACCCCAATGCTTTCAGGCAGCAGATTTCAACTGCAAACTTTGCATCAAGCATTCCTGCTGAGACGATGCAGAAGGCAGTTTCTGGAGATGTGAATGCTTTCGCCGAAGCAATCAATTTTGCAGCCCGTGAAGCCTTTGCGGCAGCAGCTCAGCTGTCGCACGGCTTGGTGGAGCATGGCTCTCGCACTGCGGCAGAAAGGTTGAATGGCACTCTGGATTCGCGAATCCGCAATTTCCAGATCAAGACTCAAAATACCAACCATGAAGCGCTTTCACACCCGGCCGTCGCTCCCATGCTGAATGCCGTGAAGATGCAGCTTGCTACTTCCAACCCTCAACTTACTCCGGAGCAAGTCCAGCAACAAGCTGAGGCTTACTTCACGCAGGTGGCAGATGTGCTTACTGCGCCAAAGAAGGCAGCTGCTGAAGCTGCCAACACTCCAAAAGAAATGGATTTCTCCTCCTACCTCTCGTAACGCGTATACACGCAAAAAGGAACTGACATGCCAGTAGGTTTGATTTCTTCCGCAAGCGCACCGCAGAATCTGAATGCGGTCAGCTTCGCACAGGCTATCACTCGGCTGATGCCGAATGGTACTGCTCCGTTGTTTGGTCTGACGTCGCTGCTGAAGGACGAAACGGCCAGCAACATCGAGCATGGCTACTTCACGAAGACCATGGTCTTCCCGTCTGCCACGATGAGCACGACTGCTCTGATTGGTGACACCACGCTGACGGTGTCTGCGTACACTGAGATTGTTCCGGGCGATCTGCTCTTGAATGAGCGGACGAACGAAATCGTCTTGGTGACTGCAACGCCGACGACGACCAGCTTGACTGTGGTTCGCGCCGTTGGCACGATCGCTGCAGCTGCTGTCAACAACGGTGACTTGTGGCGTACCGTGGGCAATGCTTTCGAGCAAGGCTCTGTGCGTCCCACTGCTGTCAACATGGCGCCTGTTCGCTACGTCAACAACACCCAAATCTTCCGGAACAGCTGGGCAGTCACCAAGACTGCTGCTGCCATTCCGCAGATCGCAGGTGCTGGTGCCGTCAGCGAAAACAAGCAGGACTGCGCAGCATTCCACGCAATGGCAATCGAGAAGGCTCTGTTCTTCGGTCAGAAGTTCATGGGCACTCGCAATGGTCAACCTTTCCACACGATGGAAGGCATCATTGGTCGCGTGACTGCGGCAGCTGCGGGCAACATCACCACGCTCGGTGCAACCACCAACTGGACGCAGCTGGAAGCGGCTCTGGACAGGACGCTGGAAACGGTGACTGACCCGAAGAGCGGCAACATTCGCACGATGTTCGTGGGCGGTACTGCTCGTCGCGTGATGCACAACATTGCACGATTGAACAGCACGTACCAGATCACGACTGCGGAAACCGCCTGGGGCCTGCAACTCGACGTCATGCGCACTCCGCGTGGCACGTTCGAGTTGATCGAGCATCCGCTGTTCAATGCTTACGGTGGCAACTCCACCTGGGCACGGATGGCAGTCATCGTCGATCTGAACGCATTCTCGCTGGCTTACCTGCGCAAGACCAGTGATGCTGCGTACAACGCAAGTGGTGCGCTTGTTGACAACGGTGTCGATGCAGAAGGTGGCACGCTCACCACTGAGTTGACCTCTGTCATCAAGAACCCTGCCGCGTTCGGTGTGCTCTACAACTTCACGGCTGCTGCGGCAGGCTAAGAAGTAGAGTCCTGAGCAAGAAGGGCCAGCCAGCAAGCTGGCTCTTTTCTTTCAACTCCCTCTCCACAAGGAATTCATCATGCCCGTAGGAATGACTTCATCGAAGAATCTGCAGCAAACGGAGACCGCTCCCGTGCTGCGCAGTGGTCAGACTCTCGCCACGACTGTTGAAGCTGTCAAGAACCCGAACGCCAAAACGTACTTTCACGGCTCTGCTGGTGCGCGTTTCATCATGCCGGATGGGCTCGAACTCTGCTTTCTCGGCGGACGATTCACCACTGATGACGCTGAAATCATCAAGGAGTTGGACAAGGTTGCCAACATCCCGACCAGCCAGATTTTCACGCAGCAAGAAACCGCCGGCGCCCTGAAGGCACAAGCAGACGCAGTGGCTCAAGAAGCTGCTGTGACCGCTGGCACCGAGAAGTCGTAATTTTTTGGTGGGCACGCAATGACTACGTTTGCTGAGCTTGAGACTCTTGTTGTCGCACAGACGCGGCGGCCAGAAATCCCTGCCATCACGAAGGCGGCGATCAAATCAGCAACGTTGCGTGCCCACCATGCTGACTTTTTTCCTCGTGACTTGAGCATCACGAGACTCAATTACACGCCGTTATCTACGGCTGTGCTGTACGATTTCCCGAACATTCATACTTCCCTGACGCGGCTGAGGACCATTCAGCACATCGAGGGAATTGATGCCGTCACAAGCACGCCAGTTGAAAATCTGGAATACAGAACTGCGGATGATCTGTATGATTCTGACGGTAATCGCAGGCCTTCTGTCTACACATTGCTTGGCGCCACACTTCGTCTGTATCCTTTGCAGGCCACTGGCGCAGTGAATGTGTTCTTCTTCCAAAACCCCAATGTAGCGGAGGCAGACTACGCTAGTTGGATTGCGGACACGTATGCAGAAGAGCTGGCCATGTGGGCTGCAGCTATTGTCTTCTCACGGACAGGCTTCGTGGAAATGGCGATGCAGTACAACGATAACCACATCAAGCCCTTCAAAGAGATGCTGATCAATTCGCATCTGTTGGGCAATGTTTCGTAAGTCTAAGACTCTGGAGAAATCTGATGGCCACGTATGTTCCGGACGCTACAAACGCGAGTGAACCCGTAGGTACTCGTCCAATCAGCACAGCTGCACCTGAATTTCGTGCTCTCAAGCAGCGCGTAAATCAGTTGACAACTGGAATGGGCAAGAACAAGATCATCAACGGGAAGATGGAGATCGCGCAGCGGGGGACAAGTTTTGCTGCGGTTGTGGCTGGTCAATACACGCTAGATCGCTGGCGCTTTTCGAGCAACACGACTTCCGCCGTTATCACTGTTTCTCAGCAGTCAGACGTTCCAAGCAGCAACGAGTTTCAGAACAGCTTGCGATTGGCCGTCACCACCGCCGACACAACCATTGCATCAACCGATCAAGTCAACATTCAGCAACGCATTGAGGGCTACAACGTCCGCGACTTGATTGGCAAAACCTTCGCTCTGTCTTTCTGGGTGAGGTCTACCAAAACTGGTACGCACTGCGCCTATTTCCAGAACAGTGCGCAAGACCGCACGTTTGTCGTTGAATACACGGTCAGCGCATCAAACACTTGGGAATCCAAAACCGTCACAGTCAGTGGGGGTTTGATTACGGCAGGCACCTGGGATTGGACGACCGGGACGGGGTTGCTCGTTGGGTGGACTCTGGCAGCGGGCTCAACTGCGCAAACCACCGCAGGCGCATGGCAGACCGGAACCTTCTTTGCCACCTCCGCCCAAGTCAACTGCCTCGACAGCACCTCCAACATCTTCGCCATCACAGGCGTTCAGCTTGAG